TTTACATAACTCTCTATAGTGCGAGGTTCTGCTGTTTCAGGATCGTATTCAACTTCGCCTGAAGTCGAGAATACGACTGGACGACCTGTTTCATCAAGACCAACTCTACTTTTTACTAGTTGAGCAACTTGTTCTGGTGATACAGCATTTCGTTTTGCCGCAACATCTAACAATGTTCCATCAACTTTTAGGCTGGTCAATTCTGAACGGAGCGTTGTAATCTCACTAGTATACTTGTCTTTTTGTGACTTAAGTATATCGTCAAATTCTTCACGCTTTTTCATCGCCTCTATTTCACGTTCTTCTTCAGCCGCTTTCAGTGACTTATATTCATTCAAATCAAAATCAGCAAAACGTTTTTTATACTTTTCTAATCTTGCTTGAACAATTTTGTCCACATCTTTCTGTGAGAAGTTACGCTCATCCTGGTCATTAGTTTGAGGAGTAGCACCAGTATCTACATCGTTTAGATCCTCGCCCGAAGTTACACTCTGTTCGGTCATAGTTGTAATCCTTTCTTGTTTATTTATTCATCGTCAAAATCGACTGATTCGTCAACTTCTTCGATAATCTCTTTCTCTTTTGCTTTTGACTTTTTAGTCTTTGCTAAAATAGTCTCGTTGTTCCAACAACAACACTTCCAACCTTCTGGTGCATTGTCGTGAATTTCTTTCTCATCGATTGCTTTGTCATCTGCATCAACCATAAACTTATGGGAGCCAATCACATTATCTTCAGCATCGTGATATAAACCTTTAACTATCTTCATTTCTTTTTACCCCTTTTCATACCATAGGATCTTTTTGATCCACCGTATGAACTAGATGATGATTTCTTTTTCTTCTTCTTACCTTTACTG